TCGCATTGTGTCATCTGCGGTAAACCGCAATGAGCAACGGTAAGCCCTGCAGGGCACACAGCATGCCTCGAGACATCTGCGCACGGTGCGTCGGTGCTGCAGAGGAACGGGAACGCATACTCGAGGTAATTGGAGTATTTCGCGACACGTTTAAAGAACACGGACAACCCTTTGAACATCTAAACGTCATTATCGACAGCATTAGGACGACCGAATGAGCTTCAAACTGGTCAAGAAAGTGATCCACACCGACCGGGTCGACGGCACACACAAACTCGTACTCATCATCCTCGCCGACTATGTCAACGAGGCAAAAGGCAACGCATCATGGCCCGCGCTGTCTACCGTCGCCCAACAGGCTGGATTGTCGACACGGCATGCGCGGCGAATCATCCGCGAACTCGAAGTTGAGGGCGTACTCAAAACCACAAAACAGGCAGGTTTGAGGGGGACAAACAAGTACGTTATTGACGTTTCCGAGGTCGTAGGGGCGGACACCCATGTCCTCCCCGGGGCGGACATCCACGACCGCAAGGGCGGACACCCACGTCCGGGGGGGGCGGACACCCATGTCCCCCGAACATATAAAGAACAGATAAGAACAGATACGTTCGCCGTCGGCGCGCCCTCGGGGCGAGCGCCGGACGGCTCACTAGTAAACACGATCAACAATTCCGACGCGCCCGGCCAGGCTGTCGCCGCCGACGCGCCGAAATGCACAGAGCATGACGAAGTGACTACCAGTTGCACGACCTGCTACACTTGGCAATACGAGCAATGGCGTAAAGAACCCATTGCACAACAGAAAAGGAACTAGCACATGGCACACGTAAAAGTAACCGGACTCGTCGACAAACCACTCGGCGACAAAGGATTCATCCTGCTTGAAACCATCAAGCTCAACGACGGCCGCACATTCGACAAAAAGTGGAAAGTCTGGATTACACCCATCCCAGCATTCTCATCAACGGTCGAGGCAGTCGGCGAACTGTCCGTCAAAGTCAACGAATACATCGGATTCGACGGAATAACCAAACACGCTGCAGATCTAAACGTCAACAACCCCACCGTCACGGTCACAGCACCCCCGGTCGAGGCATCACCCGACGTAAACGGCGACTGGGCCACACCAACACAGGTGGCACCGTTCTAATGCGCGAATCGTACAAAATGCGCATGTACAAGCGCCAAGCATTCGTCAACCGATACCTCATCGGCGGCATCATCTGGGGCGTCATCGCCTACCTCGTCGTGCTGATAGTGGCATTCACATGACACTAGAAAGCATCCTGCTCACACCACAACCCGAAAACTCGCGAGGTTGCAAATTCGGGCCATGGTTAGCAACACAACCAGAGGAGGACCGCAACGCCATCCTCCGGGCATTCGACAACCCCGACGTGCAAGCACGACACATCTACCGCACACTCAACGCCATCGGATGCCCCAGCTCCGAATCAGCCATACGATCACACAGACGCGGCGAATGCGCCACCTGCGAAAGGAACCGGACATGACCGACGAACAACTAGACGAAATCATCAAACAAATCGACCTCATCAACGCACGAATCAAAGTCATCTCCGAAATCCTCCGAGTCGAGGACATCGTCGAAAACGCAAACCCTGATGCTGGATGACCTGCTGAATACCCCACAACCCCCGGTGGCTCCTGACCGCCGGGGCGTTGCGGTATTCACCCAAGAATGGAACGCCACAGGCGACGAATCCATCATCACCGCCACATCAAGTTCGCAGCTCGTCGACACCGAACTACACGACTTCATCACCAGTCGCGGCGGCATCATCCCCGACGGCCACACCGCCGTAATGGTCAGCGCAAAATACAACCCAAACGCCTGGACTCGAGACGAACCCTATGACGACACCGGACGCAAAACCCCGGCAGTCACACGCGGATCGTGGTCATACACATTCCGCGTCGTACCCACAGCCACACGACCCCAAGGGCGACTCGACGAACTACTCAAACTCACCAAACAAAAACCAGCCAAACGCAACACAACCATCACCGACGAACTGTTTGTGTTTGCACTTGGCGACTCACAGTTAGGAAAACCAGATGGAACCGATGGAGGAACCGAGGGCATTGTTCGCGCGTGGGCGCAGAGCTTGGAAATTGCCCGAACCGAATGGAATCGAGCAGGGAAACCAGCGGTTCTTATCGCTGGGCTCGGCGATCACATTGAGGGCAATCAAAGCCAAAATGGGCGCAACTTCTTTCGTTCAGACCTCACAGTTAGTGAACAACTCCGAGTCTTTAGACGAATGTTGTTGCGAACCATTGACACGTTTATACAAGCTCCACGCATACATGTCGGGATTGTCAATGGGAACCACGACGACATTCAAAGGTTTCAAACAACAGATGCGTCTGATGGGCATGCCACGGAATCTGCAATCGCAGTATCTGAAGCACTCGCTCTCAATCCTGAAAGATATGGACACGTTAGCGTGTACGTGCCCGGAAAAGACCAAGACCACCTAGTCATCGAGGCAAACGGCACCAACTTCGTACTCATCCACGGCCACCAATGGCCACGCGGCAAAGCGATGGAATGGTGGGAGAAACAGACATTCAACAACCAACCTTCCGCAGCTGGTGACATCCTGATTCACGGCCACGAACACGAGTTCCAAATCAGCTCACGCCGCGACCGACTAATCATCTGCACACCAGCACTAGAGTCCGAGTCAACATGGTTCAAGCACAAGCAAGGTGCAGTCGGTCGACGCGGCGCACTCATGTTCATCACCAAACCTGCCGGACAATTCGAAAGGATGGCAATAGTATGACCACAAAAATAAAACCACCATATGCTACGCCGGGCCACGCATTCGGTCACGGTATTGAACACGCCTACAACCTTGGGCGGAATCACGGACTAATCCGAGCAATCAACATCCTCTATGAAATCAAGAAATATGACACGAGCCTGACGGATCTAGAACATGGCATGATACTGGCCATGATTGCGGCAATCCGAAACCGAGGCGGGTGGGGCAAAGAACCAGTCCAACAGGATGACGGGTGTTTCGGTGCCATCAAAAAATAGACCCGACCTAAAAACCGCCGACTGGAAAACACTCCGACTCCACATACTCGAACGCGACGCACACACCTGCGCATACTGCGGGGCCGAGGCCAACACCGTCGACCACATCATCCCAGCAAGCATGGGCGGCAGCGCAGACCCCAGCAACCTACTCGCCGCATGCGCCCGATGCAACGGTGCCAAGTCCAACAAGGTTCACCACAGAACCAACTGGATCAACCCCCGGTGGGGGGTACGCCTATCGTAAGCGCAGCGTGACGGCCACCTAGGTCGCCACACAAATTGTCCTCCATTTTTTTGGAGGGCATCTCCACATCCCGTGCCGTTCCCCCTGCCGCGCATATCGAAAAAAAAGGTTTGGGGATTGGCGCAAATGACAGACAGGAACCTGCATGACAAACGCATCGTGGCGCGATATGCCGACCGGCAATCGCAATGCTCTTGAGATGACCCTTGATTCGCTTGGTTGGATTGGCCGCGAACACGCTGCGATTGTGGCGTTGTGTTTGGCGACCGCATCATCGCTTGATGAGGAGTACACGGCGGCGAAGTCGTCGTCGTATCTGCAGGCCCTGCGGATGTTGCGGAACTCTGCCCCGGATGGTGCGCCGGTCGACGAACTTGAAACTTTGATGTTGCGATGACGTTCGCCCCGACTCGTTACACACCTGCGTTGACGGATGTGTTTGAGTCGTCGATTGACAAACTGTTGCCAGCGATTGAACTGGCGTGGTCCGTTGCCACTCCGGGTTTCAAGTTTGACGATTGGCAGATTGAGCTGATGCGTAGGATCACCGAGTTGTTGCCGTCTGGGGAACTTCGGTGGCGAAGTGTTTTGGTATCCATGAGCCGTCAGAACGGCAAAAGCGAAATCGTCGGCGCTTTATCCGCGTGGGCAATTTTGCGAGAACCGGGAACTTACAACGTGGGCGTTGCGTCGACTGCCGAGCAGGCCCGACTGGTTTACGACCGTTTACAAAGAGTCATTGCGTCAAACCCAGCATGGACGCGGCGAATGTCTAAATTGACGGAAACCCGTGGCATCAAAACTCTTGACGGGTCGCGTTACGAAATCAAAGCGTCGAACGCCAACACGTTGCAAGGTATCCCCGTGTCCGTCGGCATCGTCGACGAAGTCCACTTGGTCGAGGCAAAAGTTTGGGACGCTTTATCATCGGGGACCGGAAGTCGAAAAAATAGTTTGCTTGTCGGGATTACAACGGCAGGCGACGAAAATTCGGAACTGCTGACTCGACTTTATGCCAATGCGGAAAAAGCAATCGCTGGTGATCTAGAACGGTTCGGTGCGTGGATTTGGGAGGCATCAGATACGGTCGTGCCGGACGACGACGACGAGCTGCTCGAACTGTTGATGGAGGCTAACCCGGCGTTACAGGCGGGCCGTATCGACCCCAAGTTGTTGTTGGCTGACGTTCGTGCGCTGCCAACCGACGACATTGTCCGTTACCGTCTGAACAGGTTTATTCAGTCAGGCCGTAAGACGTTCATCCCGGCGGAGTTGTGGCAGAAGTGTGAGCGGTCGTTTGATGCGGTCATGCCACCTGGCGATGTTGTGTTTGCGATTGACCGGACACCGGACTGGGAACACGCGACCATCGCGGCGGCGGTCAAGGTCGACGACGTGATTCATACCGAGTTGGTTGCGTCCATCAACAAACCCACACTCGAACAACTGCTCTATGTTTGCGGCCAACTGATGTCGCATTCGCCGCGATCCATAATCGTGGACGGGTACACTTTGCGCGATTTGTACAAAGAACTTAAGACCCGTGGTTATCCGGCGGAAACGGCGACTCTGGGCGACGTGGTCAACGCATCGTCGATGTTCTATGCCCGACTGGCCCGACGAACTCTGGTGCATGCTGGCGACCCGTTGTTGTCTATTCAGGTGCCTCGTACTGTGCGCAAGATGATTGGTGAGGGGTTCCGGGTGTCGCGGCGCGACTCGGCTGTTGAGATTGATGCGGTTATGGCTACTTTGTTGGCGACGTTCGGCGCGGATACTTTGCGCGAGCAAACTTTACAGGTATTCTAATTCTGTAACGCGGTTGGGACCCTAACCCCCGCTAACTCGTTACAAGCAACGTCCGTTGGGTGGGCGTTGCACTTTTATTCAGAGGATGCAATGAACAACGACAACATCGACGGCTATGCCGTACCGCAGGACCCTATGGATCTGTTGCAATGCGATTCATGCCAGTAGGGGGATGAAAGGGCTTTCGACGCTGTAGAACCCGTAAGGGAATGGCGGCGGACTCCGGTTCGATTCCGGGCATCTCCACGACACGCGCAAACACTATATGTTGTGGTCTTGACACAAACTAACCACTAGATGTAGTGTTTAGGTAATGGGATTCTTAGATTTTCTAAATCCGACGCGGTTTCTTGACATCGCGGATTCATTCGTGCCCGGATTCGAGGAACGCAGCTCAGGGATCATTCCACCGCCGCGTTCGGCGACTTCGGGGGTCACAACCAACGACGCTCTGTCCTTGGCTTCCGTCTATCGTTCCGTAAGCATCATCGCCACAGCGATGAAACAGCTGGGAATCCACGTCTATCGTGACGACGCTGAAGTGACCCCCACCCCGTTGGTAATCCGTCAGCCCGACATCAAGATGACCCGTGAAGTGTGGATGGAACAAACCATTAACTCAATGGCGCTGTCAGGTAACGCTTATTGGCTGATTGGTCGTAACGGTCGCGGCGAAACCGTGAACCTTGAAGTTCTCAACCCGTTTGACATGATGATTCAGACCGACGACTACGGCAACGCCCTGTATTACATGTACCGGGGAACGGTCAAATATGAACTTAGTCAGGTTCAGCATTTGGCGATGATGCGTGTGCCGGGCAACGTGTATGGTCTTGGACCGATTCAGGCCGCACAAAAAGAACTGCTGAATGCGCGTGACACTCGTGATTATGCGTCGGTGTGGTTTACCGACTCCGGTATCCCGAACGGTGTGTTGAAGTCTGACCAGATGTTGTCACCCGATCAGGCCGCAGCTGCGAAAGATGCGTGGAATCTGACCGCTGGCGCTAAGAACGGTGTTGCTGTTCTGGGCAACGGACTGAACTACCAGCCCATGTATCTCAACCCCCGCGATGCCATGTTTATCGAGGCGCAGGGATTCAACATTCAAACCATCGCAAGATTGTTCGGCGTTCCGGCGAACATGCTTCTAGCCCCGGTGGGTGATGGTGCCTCAATGACTTACCAAAACATGGAACAAGAACAAATGGGATTTGTTCGTTACACGCTGTCGCAATACATCGTCGAAATTGAATCTGCCCTGTCGCACCTCATGACTCGCGGCACGATGGTGAAAATCAACGTCGACTCGCTGCTGCGTTCTGACACTCTGACTCGTTACCAAGCACACGCGATTGCCATTGCCTCCGGGTGGATGACAGTTGACGAGGTGCGCGCTATTGAGGACTTGCCGACCGTAGGAGGAGATTTTAGTGCAGTCAGTTGAAACCCGTGACATGGAGTTCCGTGTCGTTGACAAAGAGAAGCGTGAAGTTGCTGGCATTGCTGTGCCGTATGACACGATGAACAACGGTGAGATGTTTGCCCGTAACTCGGTGACGTTGGACCCGGAGGCGAAACTGATGTGGCAACACGATCAGCGTGAACCCATTGGCAAAATCACTGAGGGCCGTCACACGGACGCTGGCTTTGAGATTCGTGCAACCATCTCTGAAACACAGCGCGGCCTTGACGCAATCACCCTGCTTGATGATGGTGTCATCAACAAGTTTTCTGTCGGGTTTGTTATGCGCGATTCCAAAATGGATGACCAGCGCAACCGTATTGTCACCGACGCATTCGTGCGTGAGGTGTCTTTAGTTTCGTTCCCGTGGTACTCAGACGCATCTGTGACTGAGGTTCGCGAGGACGACACCGACCCGGAAATCCCGGACTCGGCTTCCCCCAAGGAGGAAAAAGTGGAGGAAATCACTCCCACCGATTCCGGCCTCGCCGAGGTCCGCGAATCCATCCAGATGCTCGAGCGAGAAATTGCTGGCATCAACAAGGTCGAGGCACCTGCCCCGTCCTACCGTTCGGCAGGTGAGTTCCTCCAGGCACTCGCAGCCGACGACGACAACGCCGTACGCGCTTACACGGGTGCTGTCACGGGCGACTCTGTCACCATCCCTTACGATGTTGACTTGATCCGTCTCGTTGAGGCTGCCAACCCTCTGGGACAGGTGTTCGGTCGCGGTGTTACCCCGGCAACGGGCATGACCATCACGTTTGCACAGTTCCTGTCGCAGACTGACGGCACGGCAACTCAGGCTGCACAGGGCGACGACCTCGGGTACTACGAGCTTCGCTTGAACACCAAGACTGAGAACATCATCACGGTCGGAAACTACGCAGAATTGTCGCGTCAGGTCATCGACCGTTCGACGGTTCCTTACCTTGACTCGGTTCTCCGTGGACAGGCCATCGCACTCGGAAAAGCACTTGCAACCCAGTTGCGTACCGAATACGCCGCAGTTTGCGCCGCACAGGTCACCGCTGGAAACAAGGTCACTCTCGCCGCGTTGACTTACGACGGTTGGGTTGGCGGCCTCTCGGACGCATCAGCAAACTACTTCACGCCCAACGGTGTGCAGATTGACGCGCTGATTGTTGACAAGGCCACGTTCAAGGACCTGCTCGCGCTTGACGGAACCCCCGTCATTTCGTTCGCTGGTGAAAACCTTGGCGCTGTCGGTTCGGCAAACGTCTCGGGTCTCCGCGGATCCATTGCAGGTATCCCCATCGTTGTCGACGCTGGTCTTGACCACGTCAACAAGGACGAGTGTGCATTCGTGTCGTCGCTGGCTCTCCGCCAGTACACGTCCGGTGCGTTGCGTCTCTCGCAGGAGAACGCAATCAACCTGTCTGAGGCATTCTCGCTGTCGACCTACACGGCGACTGCTGACGAGTACCCCGCGTTCATCATCCCCATCGACCAGACCCCGTAATTCGGGCTGATTGACTGCAAGGAGTAAACCGTGACCGCTGCACAGTTGAAGTCGTATGTTGGGGCACCTGACTCTGACACGACGTTCGTAACAGCATGCTGGGATGAGGCTGTTGCTCTCGTCACCAAGTTTGTTGGTACGGCAACTGTGCCGGCCACGGTTTTACTCCGAGCAAGAATTGAGTGTGGATCGGAATTGTTCCACCGTCGTTCTGCCCCGAATGGTATCGCACAGTTTGCGACGCTTGACGGCGGACAGGCTGTTCGTGTGGCCAGAGATCCAATGGTGGCCAGTATTCCATTGCTCCAGCCATATGTGGGGCTTGGCATCGCATGATTCCCGAAGGCCGCACCGCACTTGCCAGCATACTCACCGCTGCTGGTTTGCGTGTATTCGCATTCGTACCAGACCGCGCCGCACCACCAATGGCAATCCTGACCCCGTCCGGCGACTGGGTTGCGTCCGGTGACACGTTCGGTTCATTCCGACTGGGTTTTGATGTGAACCTGATTGTGGCAAACGCCGCAAACGAAACCATGATCAAAGCACTTGACGAATTGGTCGACGATACTCTGACGGCCATCAGCAACGCATCCGGGTTCTATGCGTCGCAAGTCGGCAACCCGACCTACACCGACATAAGCGGCACCGACTATCTGTCGGCGACCATCACCGTTTACCAAAACACCAAACTCTAGGAGATAACCGTGGCACTTCCCACAACACCCTCAACGCGAATCAAAGCAAACAATGTTTTCTTTGCGCTGAACAAAGCAACCACCGTTTTTTCTGACCAGTCGTTTGACTGCATCAGCGTGGCAATCAAGTCCGAGGACGCATCCAACGACCAGGTCACTTTCTATGACGCAAGTCTTGGTGGGGCCGTCGACAAATACTTCGAGATTGAAATCATTCAGTCGGTTGAGTCAACGTCGTTCTGGCAGTACCTTTACAGCAACCCCGGCAAGGAACTGAAGTTCCAGTATTCGCCCACGGGTGTGCTGCAGCTTTCGTCGACCAACCCCGGTTTCACGGGCATGGTTCGCCTGCCCCGTTTGCTTGCCCCCGGACTTGGTGGCGCGGCATCGGTCGACGGCACGTTCGGTTCGGAAACGATTCGTCTGGACATCGTCGATGACCCGTCGAACCTGCTCACACAGGTCACCACGGGTACTTGGACTCGCGTCTAACTTCTGACAATGGGTACGGTCACGGGTGGTTCAACGGATGGGATTTACCTATTCACGGACACGGCTGGCCGTACCTATGTCAGGGGGCTGAACGAAACCCGTGAGAAGTTTCTCAAGATGGGTGGAGATCGGAACTTGTTTGAAAAGTGGATGAAGGATGCGGCGAAGGTCGCAGCTCGTGAGGCCACAAAGACAGCACCAAACCTTACTGGCAAGTTGGCTTTATCTGTTCGCGGTTACGCATCAAAGACAGCGTTTAGAAAAAACAAAGTTACGGGCAGTTTGGATTCAAAGATGGTGTTTGGCGGTGTGGTCACGGCAGGTTCTGCTCGTGTTCGCAACGTCGTGCAGGATGGCGCACAAAGCCAAGTGACGACTGGTATTCAATACGGTCGTGCAGTATCGCTGGGAATGTATCACATTGCTGGCACAACCTCTCGGACGGGCAACCGTGTATGGCGCACAACTGTTCGAGGACGCAAGAACCCCTACATTGTCAAAGCAAGAGATGCCAAACGCTCTTACATGGTGACAATGCTGAACTACCAAGTAAACAAATACATAAAGCAGAAAGGCTTTAAGACAAATGGACTTTGAGGACATTACCCTAGGCGAAATCGCCGAAATCGAGGACTACGCACAACTGCCATTTTCAGACATTGGCGAGGAACGCATCGGTGTAATCAAATTGCGAATTGCACTTGCGTGGATCATAAAGCGACGCACAAACCCGGACTTCACAATCGCTGAAGCTGAAACACTTACCCCGAAGGATTTTGCGGAATTGTTTGGGGATGACACAACAAAAAAATAAAGGATGACCGGGCGAAATTTCTGGCCGCACTTGTGGTTGGTGCAGGACTCTCGGTCAAAGAGGCAAACCAGTTGACGTTGCGTGAGAGCAACGCAATATTCAAATTTATGAACGGGGGTAAGTAATGGCTGCATCCAACATGATTGTCACGCTGGCCATGAACGCCACGAAGTATTCGGCGGGCTTGCGTAAAGCAGCGGGACAAACGAGTACTTTTGGCAAGTTTGCGTCGCGGGCGTTTGATATTGCCAAGACCGCGTTTATTGGTTTGACTATTTCTGCAATTCGTTTGGTCCCGGTGCTTGCCCAGATGGGTGCAGAATCGCGCAAGGCAGACATCCAACTGCGTTTCATGTTGGAGAACATGCAGGGTATCGGCGCGGCAACTGACGCGACTGTCAAACGCATGGCGGCTTATGCCGATCAGGTCAACAAAGCGACTGGCATTGACGACGAGCAGGTCAAAGCAGTTCAACGCAAACTGTTGGTGTTCAAGTCGTTGCGCGAAACTGCCGATGAGTTGGGTGGAACGTTCGACCGCACGACCGCAGCTGCGATCGACTTGGCCGCCGCTGGGTTTGGCGACATGGAGGCTAACGCAATCAAGTTGGGCCGTGTTCTCCAAGACCCGGTCAGAAACCTGAACGCTTTGAGTCGTGCAGGTATTACGTTTACCGAGCAAGAGAAACGTAAAATCATTGCGTTGCAAGAGTCTGGCAAACTCCTTGAGGCACAGAACTTGGTTTTGGAATCGGTTGAGGATCGTGTAAAAGGTATTGCCGAGGCTTCGGCGACACCGTTTGAAAAAATGAACGCACAGTTCCAACAAATTGGCGATTCGATTGGTGAGGCAATGTTGCCCGCGTTGGAGGATGTAAACAAGCAGGTTTCCGAATGGTTGTCGACACCGCAGGGCCGTAAAGATGTGCAGGCGATTGCTGATGCGTTTATTAGTGCGGCGTATGGTATTCGAGAGATGGCTAGATTCCTTGGGGATGTTCGCAAACTGCTTGACCAAATCAAACCGTTTACCGACTTGCTCGACCAGATAGGCAAGTTTGTTATTCAGAACCGTTTCGGGTTCATTACAGAGTTGCCAAATCAACTTTCTGGTGGCGGCAGAGTACCGGGAAGCAATGGCGGTGGTGGTGGTGGTCGTATGGGCACCAAGGGCATCGTGGTCAACTTCAATGCCCCGGTGGACTCGGTTAGTGCCGGGCGTGAAGTGGCGCGTGTGCTGGCAGATTACAGTCGGGCAAACGGTGGCCGCTAATGGGCGCAATTCTTGAACGGCCTATCTATGGGCAGATGACGTTGGAAACGTCGGCGTGGGCATCGACTTTTACTTGGGTTGATCGCACCGCCGACATTGTTCGCGGCATTGACTATTCGATTGGTGGCCGTGTAGGTACTCCCGGACAATCGCAGGTTGATGTGGGAACACTAAACGCTACGTTTAGGAATTTGGCAACCGTTCCGTTGGTGGGTGACTTGGTGCGTTTGCGCCGCACAGGAACGACAGATTATGCGTTTCTTGGGTATGTGCAGGACGTGTCGCAACAGGTTGTGTTTGATAATTCTGTGTCACTCCAAACACCTGTCGTGTTGACGACAATCAACTGTTTGGATTGGGTGGGTTACATCTCGCAGTTTCAGGTTGTTGGAGTTGGTGGTTTGGCTGTCACGACGTTTGCCAAGGAAACTTATTACCCTTACCAGTCGCGGGCACGGGCACTCAACAACGTGATTGACGCTACGAACGCCACGCAGCTCATCGCGTTTGATGCCACCGCCGCCAGTTCCGTTGTCGGTGACACAGACTTCGTGGGAACAATCTCCGAACATCTTGATTTATTGGCGGCCACAGACAACCTTTTCTGGTACCCTACGCTGGCGTTACCGTCAAACAAAACAACTGGGCGCACGGGCATGATTCAGATTCGCCCGTTGACGCTAGCACCGTCATCCGGTTACACGTTTACCGACGAGGCGGGTTCTGCCGGGCAACTGCACTACACCGAAATTGACTTTGAATCGTCGTCGCAGAACGTCGCCAACACGATTGTGATCAACAATTATTCGGTAATTACGGACACGAACGACAAAGAGGTCACGAAACGCGGTGGGGCAAACATACCGAACTACAACATTGTGAACGGTGTTGAAGTTGTGTCTGTTCCTTACGACACCAACTGGCAGGCAACAGACGCGACGTCCATCACGACTTACGGAAACCGTGCCACCGAGATAAACACAAACCTTGCTGGCATCGTGCAGGATCTAAACCTGATTGGAAACCCGTCGCTGGAGTATTCGGACGAGGGTTACACGACACAGCAACAGCGCATTGCTCGACGCAAACCTGCCGACAACAGCACACCCTTCGACGCATACCACGGCGAATGGGCGTTACGATTCCGTATCGCGTCGGCGGCAAGCACACCCGAAATTCGTTACACGGGGTCAGAGGCTGACGGTGTGCCTATCATTCCCGGTCAGGCGTACCAGTTTCAGGCGGCAGGTGCGCGTGGTGCGCCAAACCGTGCCGACGTGCGTGGCCGTGCATTTATCCGGTGGACGGACGAGGCGGGCTCAACAATCTCGACAGCGTTCAGCGCACAAACCACGTTCGGATCAACATCCTACGTTTGGCAGGTTATGAGTCTGACATCGACGGCCCCAGCCAACGCTGAACGTGCGACAGTTGGAATCGAATACAACCGTTCAGGTGGCGGAAACTTTAGTGCTGGCGACCAATTCTGGGGCGACGGATTCCTGATGCGTAAATCGTCGTCCGGCACGGCCGTGACTTACTTCGACGGTGACAACGCCAGCGACACATCATTTCAATACATCTGGACTGGCGAACTCGGCCTGTCACCCACATTCAAGGTCACAAACAACCTGGACAACATCGCGGCAACCTACCTGTCGAGGTATTCGACGACGAGCAACCGGGTAACACGCATCCGCTGGAACGCGCAAGAGGATTTGACCAAGGTCAGTCTGCTGCGCGTTGGCAGACTCGTAGACATAAGATTCGACGGCACTACAACTTCATACCGAATCGTAGGGGTCGATGGCAACATCAGTCCCGACCGATACATGATTGACTACTATCTGGAAAAGGCATAACAATGAACCAAACAACACGCGCATACATCTACCGCATCCTCATCGCCGTTGGCACCATCGCTACCGGTTACGGTTTGCTCACCACCAACGAACTGGCGCTCTGGCTCGGTCTTGCCACCGCAGTACTCAACATCATGCCTGCGGCCAACACCAAGATAACTTCGGGCGATGACGAGTGACGGCGTCGTCGTCACGCTAGAACGGATCTACGACAAACTAATCGAGCTCGAGCTGCGAATGGGCGACCACCCAAAACAACTCGACGACCACGAACTGCGCATCCGCAACCTTGAAATGAAAGTCTGGGGATTCGCAGGCCTGTCCGGTATCGCCTCGGTACTGGTATCACTAATAATCGCAAACACAGGAGGATAACCATGCCACTCGATTACAAACGCCCATGCAAAACCCGCGTCATCCGCGACGACTTTGACGCACACGTCAAACGTCACTCGAACCTGCCCGGAGTCGACTACGCCTGCAAAACAGGTGACGACGTGTTTGCCACCGCCGACGGTGTAGTCATCGCCGTCTCCTACCTAGCCAACACACCCAGCGGAAAAATGATTACCATCCGCCACCGCGACGGCAAAAAGTCGTACTACCTGCACCTGTCACGCATCCGAGTTGCACAAGGCAACCGGGTTCGTCAGGGTGCGCTAATTGCCCTTTCGGGCGACACCGGCACAACCAGCACCGGACCACACCTGCACTTTGCTATTCGCAACAAAGACGGCAAGTGTGTCGATCCCGAGAAAGTGTTGGCCCGCGACCCACAACCAGCTAGCGATGCCAAGCCTGCTGGTCGTAAACCGAAAGGCCCGGCAGTAAAAACGCCGCGACTTGAAGTGATGCCCGAGGCTGTCCCCGAATAGGTTCTTATCCTTTCTCCCTGTTCGGGTGGGGCGGTCAACATTAGGGGTTGACCGCCCCTGTTTTGCGTTATCAAACTGTTACCTAATCTTGTAGCAGAATGTGTAGCAGAATGTGTAGCAGGTGTGTTACATTGTTTAGGTAAGCAAGTCCACCTAGCCAAAGGAACACCATGACCACCATCATCACCTACATCGCAGAAGTTGACGGACAGTTCGCCAACGAGCTGCACAACCTCGTCACCGAGGGCGGCGCAGACGAAAAGCGGGCCATGTTCGCACTCAACCTCGCCACCAACAACATCGACGAAACCACCGTCGGACTCACCGCTGACGAATCCGCGTACATCATGAACGAGTACGTCGGATCGACTGCAATCCGGAACTACGACCACCTTGTCGACATGCTGGCCACACGCGGCAACATCACCGACGACACTGCCACGTTCCTCAAGTCCGACTTCATCCTCGTCGACGAAGTTCTCTGCACCTGCGACGTTTGCGACGCACGATAACCAACCACCCGATGCCCGGCACTAACATGGTGCCGGGCATCAACTACGAAAGGCACACAATGCGATACCTTCAAGACTTCCTCGTTCTGCTCGCATGGTGCAGTTCAATCTACGTCGGATACTTCATCCTGCGCTGGTTGCTCACGTTCCTATGACCCCCTGCGGATCCTGCGGCCACATCAACCTATGGGCCGAACGACACCCACACCCCGACATAGTCCGCGCCGAACTCGCCGCAATCATCTTTGAACGGCACGAGGCCGAACAAGCAGCCCACCAAGACTTCATCGACCGCCTGCGCATCCGAATGCGCGGCGATGTCGACATATCACGTCATAGCCTCATGGCAGAATTCACTCGACAGCGACTCGCAGCTGGAGAGAGGATATTGCGTGAACAACAAAATCGAACGAATGGTGGCACGGTCACTAACTGACGAATGGTACAAAGCACGTCAATACGGCGTTAGTGCCACAACAGTCGCCAAAGCGGCATCAGGCCCCGGTGGGTTCGATGCCGAACTCAAACGCGCCCTGAACCCGGAGGAACACGTCGTCGAGGACAACGCCTACATGAAGTTTGGGCGTGATTACGAGGAATGGATCGTGAACGGCCTACCCCCGGAGTACAAGATTGCGCCGAACGACTGGCTAATCTGTGGGGTTGGTGCTGAACGGTGGCATCTGGCAACACCGGACGGTCTGAACGCCGACTGGTCAATCATTGCTGAAGTGAAAACGACGGGCAAGGATTGGGACCCGGACAAGATTCCGATTCAGTACCGTCGGCAGGTTCAATGGCAGTTACACGTCGTCGGGGCGACCAAGTGTGTGTTCGCTTGGCTGTTA